GTTGTTCTCCTAAGTCAAAAAGTGCGTGAGTTTGCGTTGGAATTCGCGCCGACTTCGGCTTAGTAACCATGAGGGAAGATCACCGGACCACAGCGCGAGCATGCGCACGAGTCAGGGTGAACGACAGTCGCGGCGTAGTACGCGCCGACGGTGAGGTTGATGTGTGCGGCGTAGGCGTCGACGTAGGCGTCGCGGTCGAGCATGAGGTCGACGAACGCGTCCAAACTCTCGACGCCGTGGAACGTGCGCGGCGGGTAGCACACCGGGCAACCACGGCCACGAGCGCGGTTGAATAGCCACAGGCCGACGCGGCTTCGCGGGTACTTGAACCGGATGCATCCGGGGTCAGTTCGTCGGTGCCGCCTGGACTTGCTCGGGCGCCCTTGATGGTCTACCATGCGCGGATCTTCTTTCCTGATTGAGTCGACGCGCGCTTGCCGGCGTTGGTGATTGCGGCGCCGATGCGCCCGCCGTCGGAACGGTTACACGACACATGCGCCGGCCCGACGTTCGAGCGGTCGTTACTGCCGCCGGCTTCGACGCCCACGATGTGCCCGACGTCGAAGCGTTGGCCGGGATACACGACGCCGCCGAGTAGGCACGCGTTGACGCATGGCGCCGGCAACGTCGCCGTGATCGAGGGGCGATAGCGTTTCGAATACTTCGGCCAATCCGAACGCTTGTGGTGCCCGCTCACCGATCCGCCCACCACTGCGCGCACACGAGGCACACGAGCGCGAACGCGAGCGGAGCGGATACCCACATAGGCAACGCATCAAACGGGCTCACAGCGCGCTCCTGTCGCCGCGCGGGTCGACAGGGTGCAAGTCGCGCGACGTGCGGCGCCGGCTTCGCGATTCGTGCACGGCGTCCATATCGGCGGCGTCGTGCACGTCGAGCATGCGCCGGCCCGCGATTAGCCACGCTTCACCGATGGGCGCGTAGCCTGTGCGCGACGCGGTGAGGATGCTCACGAAGCGAACTTGCGCGGCTTCGCGGCGCCGGGTGTCTTCGTCGTCGAGTGTCACGGCGCGTTGTGCTGCCCATGCGTAGTCGTTGGCGAGTTCGTGCAGTGCTTCGACCAGCGCGTTTAGCTCGGCTTCTTCGGATGCCCCGTCTTTGGCCGCTTTGGCTTGTGACTCAATCATTCTTAGTTCCCTCATTCCGGTGTCCACAGTCGATGCATTTATCGGTTCGGATGCTGTAGGCGTGAGGGGCGCCAGAGGTTCGCGCCGGGCACGTCGCGAGCAGGAAGCCGCCGAGGCTTTCCGTCCAGGCGGCGACGGAGTCGTCATTCTTGTCTTCGTCCTTCGCGCTTGCGCGGTTACTAACTGAATCGTTTTCTATGAAACGTGTTGTAGTTGTTGGGTTAAGGGATGGTTCGGGCCCTACTGGCAGGGCCCCCCCCGCCCTACTGGCAGGGCGGGGTCCTACTGGCAGGGCAGGGTCGCAATCGGTGTGGGTTTTGAGGTCGCGGCGGTCGCGGTTTAGCTGTTTTCCGCACACTTCGCAGAGCAACCGATGCGCCGTTGTGCGGTCGCAATTGGGCGGGCACATGACAAGTACCCGGTACAGGTTCGGGCGGTCCCAATCGGGCGTTGAGCGCGTGCCGCCGTCCTGTGTGCTCCTGTGCACTTCGCCGAGGGTTTCGAGGGCCAAGAGGGCGCGTTGCACGTTCGAGCGCGATACGTTGGCGTAGACGGCGAGCGTACCGACGGCGGGCCAGGATCCGCCGTCCCCTTCATGGTTCGCAATGCCGATAAGCACGAGCTTCGCCGTCCCTTTGGCGCGGGAATGGTGCAGCACGACGGCCAGGGCTTCGACGCTCACGAGTTGGGCACGGTTCCGGTGCGGATGCCGGGCAGGGACTCGACATAGACGGCGCGCATGCGCACGAGGTCGGTGCACGCTTCGCGGTATTGCTCGACAAGCTCGACGCGTAGCGATTCGCCGGCGGCGACATCGTTGGCAATCTGCCGGGCGAGCATATTTCGACGCGAGAGTGCGACGTCGTAGAGGGCGGCGTTTCGTCCTTGCGTCGCGGCGACGTCGAGCGGATCAACGGCGCTCACAGTGAATAACCGTTCACTGGATCCGGCGCCGGCGTCGTGTGCGCGGCCCACGCTTCGAGGGCGGCGTCATAGGCGGCGTTTCGGTGCCGGTAGTCGTCGAGGGCGCGCGGGTCGATGGGCACGTCGACGGCGAGGAAGTCGGCGAGGAAGACGGCGCGGGAGTTGCGAAGTTCGCGGGCGGCGTCGACGGTGCGGCGAAGCATGGCGAGCACGGCGTCGTCGGCGGTTGCGGGCGTGCCGGCGGGCCGGATGATGCCGGCGGCGATCAGGCGGCGGCGGCTCACGATGTCACCGTGACGGGCTCGACGGCGTCGGCGGTGAATAGCAACGTCGAGCGGTTCGTCGGTGGTGTGTAGACGGGGGTGAGGGTGCCGGCCTTGATTCGGGCGTGCACGCCTTGTCGAGTAATGCCGAGGGCGGCGGCGACTTGCGCCGTAGTGAGTAGATCCGAGGTTGTCATGTGACCACATTAGGCCACATTTCAAGTTTGCGCGAATGGGGGTATTTGGGCCCTATTCCCTAACACACTTTGGTGTGTCATAGTTCACACATGACAACCGACCCGACGTTTACCATGGCTGACCGACTGCGCAAGGCGCGGGAGGTTTCCGGCATGGATCAAGGCGAATTTGCAGAGGTCGTCGGCATAAGCCGAACGACGGTCACGAGCTACGAGCGAGGATTACGCGCGCACCCACGGCCCATTTATCTTCGGGCATGGGCCGAGGCGTCGGGCGTGAGTTTGCGTTGGTTGCAGACGGGGCAATCTGACAATGAGTGCCACTTGCGGGCGGCGTCCTAACGGGCGCCGCCCGCCAGGGGGTTAGTTCATAGCATGCCGCGCGGCGCCACTGTCGGCGGCGGCTTCGGCGACGGCGACGGCTTGCACGACGGGCGCCGGCATGGCGTGAGCCTGTGCGAGCAGAGTTGCAAGTCGGCTGTTTTCGGCCATGAGCGCCGACGTATTGCCGTTAGTTTGGCGCTGGATTGTCTCGATGGTTTCGCCTTGCTTGCCGAGGTTGTAGAACGTCACAATGGCGGTCGTAGCGATTCCTAGCACGGTCACGACAAGGGCGATAGCTTCGCTGGATCCGTCCGGCTGAAATAGCAGGATCAGGAAGACGCCCACGATGCCGAGAACGGCCAGGGCGATAAACGCAATCGCGACAAGTGTTTTATTCATGGGTTCAGTGCTCCTAGTCGGCAAGACGCGCGGCGGCGTTCTCGTTGACGGCTGCCGCGATTGCGGCAATCGTCGCGGCGTCGATAACAGGCGGGCCGGATCCGCCGGCGGCGGGCGCCGAGGGCGTCGGGAGCCCGGCGAGCACGGCGGCGGCGACGTCGGCCACGAGGGCGGCACGGCGGGCCAGGGCTTCGGCGACAAGCGTTGTCAGTTCGTCGGGAGAGAGGCCGGTGACGGCGCCGTGACCTTTGGTGTTGGAACCGATGCTAAACCCGGATCCGCCGGCGGTCGTTCGGTACACGCGCGCGTCGAATTCTCCCACAAGGGCGATAGTGCCATTAGGTACGCTCATAATCTTCATGCTGTCTAGCTCCTTTTCGATAATGATTTCGGTAGTGTTCGCGGCGGCGGTCGATGACGTGCCGGCGAGCATTTCGACGCCGTGGCGCATGCTCCACCCGCGATAGTTCGGCAAGCCGTAGTCGAGAAAGTGGATGGTACCGAGGCCGGCGCCGAGGTTGCCGACGCGGCTTGAGGCCATGAGCAGCAAGCCGGCGCCGAGGTCGATTGCAACGTGCCCGGATTCGACGCCGCGCACATACACGCCGGCCCAATAGTGAATGGCGCCGGCGGGAGCCGATGCCCAATTGGGGTTGAGGTTGCCGGATGCGTTACCGGATGCGAGGGCGGTGGGATAGAACCGGGTGAATCCGCCGGCGCGGAAAACGAATGATTCACACCAGCCGGCCCACGAGACACCAGCCGAACGCGTCGGATGCGCGGCGGCATAGGCGCGCGCTTCGTCGGGCGTATTCATCAGCCGATAATCCACGAGTGACAGAGGTTCGGCGTCGACGACGCCGACGTGTACGCGGCGCCGTCTTTGGGAATGATGACAACAACAACTTGAGCGCCGGAGCTGCCGTTCTGCGCGCTTGTGCGGAGGTCTTGAAACGGTCGATACCCCGGCGGGATGGTAAACCCGGTAGCGCCCCCTTGGGTGAATCGGCCCGTCACATAGGCCACGCCGTTTTTACGGCGGATCATGGGTTGCAAGTTCTGGTCGGGCGCCGTGGCGCCGGATCCGAGAACCAAGAGGGTCCATCCGGTGTCGGCGAGTTCAGAGTTGAGAATCGCCTGAATCTGCCCAATGCGCGTCGATACGCTCGCCGCTAGTTTGTTCAGAAATGCCGAGAAAGTGCTTGGTACGGCTTCGGTTTCGGTGTACTGATAAACGCCGTTGACGTCGTTTCCCATTAGGTTATATCCCTTGTCGTTACGATCATTTTGTGGTCAGGTGTGGTCCAGGTCACGGCGCGCACGATGCCGGCGAAGCTGCCGGCGTTGCCGGTCACGGTGACCGATGTTCCCGGCGTTGCGGCATAGTCGGCGACGCCCTCGACGGGGATTTCACGCCCGCGACGCTGTAGTCGGTTGTAGACGTTTTTTGCCGGCGCGTCGAGGTCGTCGGGCGGCGAAAATTGGTCGAACGGCGGCGGCGATTCAACGCGCATATACAACGTTTTTGACACGAGCGACCCGTCGCGCGGATACGCCGAGATGTAGGGTAAGCCGGTGTCGGCGCCGTCATATTCGATGATGACGGCGTCGGCCCACAGGTCGCCGTCACGGTCGATGACGTCGCCGGATCCGGTCACGTTGACGCCGCCGTCGAGCACGAGGGCGCCGCCGACTTCGGCGTCGGTGTCGGTCAGGTGGAATAGGCCGAGTTCGTCGCACCAGAGGCGAAGATTGCCGGCCTGTAGGTACGGCGCGAGGAAGTCGTCATACGTCATTCCCGGTTCAAGTGAGGGATTCTCGCCGAGGGCGTAGTCGTCGGATCCGGGCGCGAGGGTGAACGTGTGCGGGGTGAGGTCGGCGAGGTCTTCGAATATGTACCCGACAAGTTCGCGAAGCGTGCCGGCGGGGTAGATGTAGGCGCCGCCGCCCATATGGCGCAAGTCGGAAATGAGGGCTTCGCCGGATGCTAGGTCCACTTCGACGGTGCCGTCGGTGCGGCGCCGGCGCCGGCGAACGTGCAGCACGGCGACGCGGTCGACGGGGTCACGGTACGCCTCACCGGGCACGAAGACGCCGGATCCATACGCGGTCGACAACGCCGACACGAGGGCGCCGGCCCACATGGTCGACAACGCCGACACGAGGGCGCCGGCCCACATGGTCGACAACGCCGACACGAGCGTCGTTGGGCCGAATTCCTGCCGATAGTTCAGGGTGAGCGGCGACGCCGTGCGCGGGTCGAGCAATGAGGCATCCGCCGGCATCCGGGCCACGAGGGCGGCCTGTGCGTAGGGGCTCCATGAATCGTCGAGGGTCAATTGCGTTGACGTGAGTTCGAGGGGCACGCCGCCGGCCATCGTCGCCGTGACCGTGCACACGGCGATCATGCGCCTACCTCCACTATGGGCACGGCGAGAATCCAATGCCGGCGGGTGAGCGGGTCGAGTGTCGCGGTGAGATAGCCGGCGCCGAGGGTTGCCAGAACGGGCGAGGGAAGCACGGCGGCGTCGGCCAGGGTGAACGGCGCGGGGTCACTGAAAAACGCTTCGGCGGCGGCGACGTCGGCGCGAGTATCAAGTAGCAGGTTCAGCGTCGATGCGCGCTTGCCGGTGCCGGTCGACGTCACGGCGGTTGACCCGTCTTCGAGGGTGTGCACGGTCGAGCCCGTCGGGCGGTCGAGGGCGTAGGGCAGGATAAGCAACGGCACGAGCACGGCGCCGGCGCGGGTGAATGTAGGCATTAGAACACAATCTTTCCGGCGCGGTCGACGCCCTCGACGGTCACGCGGATCTTCTTATTAGTCAGGGTTCGCACTACTTTGTCGTAGGCGTCGGTATCGGCGGTGAGCGTGACCGATGGGCCTTCGAGGCTGTCGGGCACATTCTTTGCGAGGTCGTCTGTGAACGATGCGCCGCCGGCCTTTCCCAGTTGCGCCCACACCTTTTCAAGGTCGGCCTTTTGTTCGAGGGGCGCGTTGACGTAGGCGTCGAGCAGGGGCGCGGCGTCGGCGCCGAGGGTCTGAATGTATCCGAGGGCTTCGGTGTTCAGGGTGCGCGACGCCGTCGCCACGTTGGCTTGATAGTTGGCGATAGCTGCCGACTTTTCGGCGAAGTTCGCGAGGTACGCGGCAAGGTCGATTCCCCCTTCTTCGCGGGCGAAGTCTTCCCACGAGCCGCCGGCGTCGAGTAAGGAATCTTGCACGGATTCGGCGTAGGCGGCGGTTGCTTCGGCTTTGGCTTCGAGTTCCGGCCCGCCGGCTTCGATCCATAGCCGTTCGGATTCGGCGGCGGCATCCATCCGTTCTTTGACGGCGGAAAGACTCTCAGCAATCCCGCCGGATGCCACAAACATATCTTGCTCGGCTTTGTCGGCATCCGAACCGAACGCGCGCACCCACGAGGCGCCCGACTCCCGCCCCCGCTCATAGAGTTCTTCATTTTTTTCGATCATGGCGTCGAGTCCGTCGGTGTTGCCGGCGTAGGCTTCGGCGAGCTTGTCGAGGGGCACGCCGGCCCGTTCAGCTAAAACGGAAATGTCGGCCAGGTTGTCTTTGCTTGAATCCGTTTCGACGGCTAGCTCTTTGATTCTGTCGGCGAGTTTTTCCATGCTCAATTCGCCGAGGGCGCCGGCGTCGATCATTTCGGTACCGAGTTCGGCGACGTTTTCGCGCCATTCTTCGGTTTTCTCCACACCGTTTTGGAAGACGGCCACGGCGGCGCCGATACCGACGGCGGCAATGAGGCCGGCGGCTTCGCCGGCGGGCCCGAAGCCGGTAAACGCTTTGGAGGTCAGGTCTTGAAACGCGCCGAGGATAGAGTCGGCGGATCCGTCGAAGCTCGACGCCGTTTCGCCGGCGACGCTCGACGCTTCGCCGCGCATATCGTCGAGGCTAGCGTTGGCGCCGTCGGTGCCTTTTTTGACGTTCGTGTCGATGCTGTCGCCGGCTTTTTTCGATTCCTTCTTCGACGCGTCGGCGAGGTCGGCGAACGACTTTTCGAGCTTTTCGGTTGACTTGCGCGCGGCGTCGGTGCCGTCGTCGACGCCGTCGGCGAGGGCGTCGCCGGTCTTGTCGCCACTTTTCGCGGCGTCGCGGGCGAGGTCGTCGAGGGTGCCCGATACGTCGTCCAGGGCGCCTTCAACGTCTTTAGCGCCCTTGAGAAACGGCTTGACATTGGCGTTCATGTCTAGGGAAATACCGGCCACGGTTAGAGTTTCCGTTCTAGTGCGTCGTACATGGTTTTGATGGTGATGCCCACCCACAGGGAAGCGAAGCGGGGCACGAGTCGACCGATAGCCGGATAGGCAACGTGACCTTTAGAACGGCGCGGCTTGAATTGCTTATTGAGGGTGCGCGTGTAGGTGTAACGCTTGCCACGGTTAGACGTTGCGGATACCTCAGCACGGCGCCACGGCGCCCCAAACTCGACGGCGTGCCCAATGTCTGCCGGCGACGCGCCGCCGCTCATTTTCTTCTTCGACTGCGCGGCCTTGAATTTGAGCGTCGTAGCGGTGACATCCATTCGGGCGCCGCCGAGTAGCACCTTTTCGTCGAGGTGACCGTTAGCGTTGGCGGCGAGCTCCTGCCGCCATTCGGGGAGGATTTTCTCACGCGTCGCGGCAAAAATGCGCTTGCGCAAGGTCGTATCCATTTGGCGAAGTGCAAGGATCGTCGCTTGCATTTCCTTACTCTGTTCTACGTCAATTTGCAACACATCTAACCTCCGAACTTGAATCGAGCATGGCGCCGGCGGGCGCGGGCGCCACACTCGATAGGGCGTTAGACGGCGACCGGGAACGTCGGAATGGGCTTCGTCGCGGCGAACGTCATGGCGGATTCGTTGTAGGCGTTGACGGGCCCGCCGATAGTCGGCGCAACGATGGTGATTTCCGAGAGCACTTCGAAGACGCCGCCGGCGTGCGGCTGATAGGTCAATTCGGCCACGAGTCCTTCGTTGGCGAGTAGGAAGTTGGAGAGGCTGCCGGCGTTCTCCCAGTCCTGCAGAACGGCCATGGTCACGGTCCAGGTCGACGCGGTCGTCGACGAGAGGGAAGCGTCGGGCGAGCCGCCGACCCACGTTGTGACGGTCGCCGCCGGCACGAATGCGCACGCCGACACATGGCCGGAATAAGAGTTGATGCCGATAGTCAGGGTAATGAATTTTTGCATCCGGGCAGTGGGGATATTTTCGGCCATGGTCTTAGTCCTTTGAGTCGATGGTGTTGGCGGTGAGTCGGTAGGCGGGGTAGTCGTCGAGGTACGTTGACCGTTCGGCGCCGGTCCAGGCTACGAAGTCGTAGGCGTCGAGGGCCAGAATCACGGCGTCGAGGTCGTCGTCGAGGTCGTCGTCGGGCGCGATTTGTTTGGGTTGAATCACCCAAATTGCGAACGTCGACAGATACGAGCCCGAATAGTTCGGCGCCGGTTCGGTGTTGGTGCGGATCACCATGACGAGAGGCCGGCGGGCGTCGAGCACGTCGACGGTGCGCGGGCCGGTCACGAGGTACTTGCTCGGGAGCTTCGCCACGAGTGCGGCCATGAGGCCACGGCGGGAGTTCATCGGATCACCGTTTTTCCACGCTTCGGGCGTAGGAGCGCCTTGATATTCCAATCGAGCGGGAAGACGGTCACGGTGAGCCCGTCGGGCCCGAAGCTGTCTTGCGCGCCGGCTTTGGTCGAGTTCCATATCGCGCGGGCTTGCATGAGTTGCGCGAGTCGGTACCCGGTCGGTATCGGGTCGCCGGCGTAGAGTGCCGGCGCGAACGTGATGCACGCCGTTCGGGCGGCTTCGAGCAACCGAAATAGTGTCGCGTCGGCGGCGGGAGCGTCGGCCCAATCTTCGCGGGCGTCGTCTATCGTGGTCCATCCGTCGTCGTCTTGCACGACGAAGCGAAGCGGCGCGAAGCGCGTTCCGGCGGGATCCGTCGGCGTGAGGGTCAGCGACCAGATGCCGGCGAGGTTCAGCGTCGGCGGGGTCACCCAATTCACCGTAACGAAGTCGACGTCGAGGTCGACGGTGACCGAGAGCACGGCGCCGCCGGTCGTGCCGTCCGGGCCGGCGAGCGTCGCGGCCAGGGCGTCGGCGGGCCGTTGTGTCACTTGCCCGGTCGAGTCGAGGAAGTCGACGGCGAACGGCTCGACGGGGGAGTCGTTGAGCCAGTACGGGCCGAGGTCTTCGGTGAACGGTTTAGCTAACACGATGCACCTTTCCTGTTCAGAGTATCGAAATGTTGTTCGAAAATAGGGGGGGGTATTACGGGGTCACTATGGGGGTATCGGGCGCCTACCGGCCTTGTGTGGCTTGTGAGGGCATACCCCGTTTTTGGAAGTTGTGCGGGCCGGCCCGTCGAGGCGGGGAATACTCGACGGGCCGGCGGGCGCGGGCGGCTAGATGGGCTGCGTCACCAGAGACAACGCCGACGCGTCATGGATGACGTTTCCGGCGTATCCGAAGACGCCCGGATCAATCCCGCCGCGCACCATGTCGAGCCCTTCAACGCGGATGGGCACGCCGGCCAGTTCGTGACTAGTTGCGGCCTCCTTCGCGCCGACGAGAACTGCGCCGGCGGTCATGTTGCCGTGCGGCACGACGCGGAACGACTCGATGGTGCCTTCTTCGAGTCCAAGGGACGTGTTCAGATACGTCAGGGTGTCGTCATTGCGGGTGAGCAGGATGTCGCGGTAAACGTCCTTCGCCACGACGGCGAACGACGGGATGCCCCGGTCCAGGATCGAGAGGGCGCCGTCGACGACGGAAGCCATACCCGACGACACACCGGCGGGCACGGCGCCGGCGACAACGGGCGTCGCGGCGGCGAGCAGGTCGAGCAGGCACGCGGCGTCGGCCTGTCGGTCGTAGCTCTGCGTCATGCCCCGGAAGTATCCATCCCAGAAGCCGGGCACGTCGAAGTCGCGATATTCGCGGGCGACGGAGTGCGCGCCGGCGAAGCGGCGGGCCGTCACTTCGTAGGCTTCGGTAGTCGGAACGTTCGAGGATACGGCGGCGGGGAAGCCGGCCCATTCGGCGACCTCAGGCTCGACGAGCCAGCGCCACCCGGCGATCTTCATGGCGGTCAGCGGGCCGGATCCGATCAGCGGAATGATTCGGCGAGTAAACGCGCGCCCGTTCCACAGTTCGCCGAGCCACTGCGGAATCTGGTTGATTGCGGCGCCGGCGCCGGCTGCCGTCACGTCGGAGAGTGCAGCGAACAGGGATTCGGCGGCGGCGGCTTCGCCGGCGATTGCGGCATAGAGTGCCCGGTCGCCGGTAGCCTTCGCCCGTCCGAGATTCTGCGTCATTTCGAGGAAAGACGGGCCGGCGGGCGCGGCGGGCTTGCTCTGTGCGGTCAGGGTGTTTGGTGCGATTGCTTTGGCCACGGCGGGCGCTCCTTCTTCGGGGGTGAGTGTTGGGTCGATGACTTCTTCGGCGGGTTCGTCGATGGTTTCGACGGTGTCGATGGTGGTACGCCCGCCGTCGACGGTCGTTGTCACGGTCGTTGTTTTCGAGGCCGTGCGACCGTCGGGCGTTGTAAACGCTTCGGTGCTTTCCTCGATGGTCACGAGCGGTTCGGATGCGTCGCCGACGTCGGCGGCATACAGCGACGCCGAGGGAAACGCGCCGACGGCGACTTGCGCGGCACCAAACAGGGTGCCCGACACCAGGGCGCCGGCACGAAGCACAATGTTTTTGACTTCGGCGGAGAGCATGCGCCGGGTGCCGGTGACGGCGTCGGCGTCTTTGAGGGCGGCGTCACCTTCGGGAGTACGGGCCACGGTGAACGTGCCGACGACGCCTTCGTCGGTGTCGGTGAGGATGACAGAACGCCCGATGGGATCTTCGCGGGAGTGGTCTTTGTTCAGGGTCACGACGGAAGCGTCGGCGGGAATGGTGACCGTGCCACGCGCCACACTGAATTTGCCGAGGTTGGTGTTGCCTACTTCGCCATAGGGCAAGAGCAAGCCGGAGATAGTGCGGTCTTCGAAGCTGGCGGTGAGGGTGCCGGCCTTGATGTGAACGTCTGCCATGGGGTTAGTCCTTCGTTATCGGGCCGGTATTTTCCGGCGTTGTGGTGCGGATCTGCGCAAGGTCGAAGCGGATACGCGTGCCCGGCGGGGTGACGTCGTCCTGAGAGAAACGGGCTTCGATAGCGCCGGCCCAATAGGCGATTGAGTAGTCGGCGATTTCGTTTCGGGCGCCCTCCTGCGTCGAGTAGGTGAGTGATGCCGTCGAGAGGCTGCCGTCGAGGGCGGCGGCGGGAAGATTGAGGAAGTTAGCCACGTCGACTTTGACGAAGTTTCGACCCTCGATTGCCAGTTGTGGCGCCGTTTCGCCGTGCGCAATCAAGGTGATGTTGTGCGGGGTGAATGACACCATGCCGTTGACGTCTTCGCGAGCGGCCACGAAGTCGGAAATGAGCCCTTCGACATCGTCGACGTCGTCGAGATAGCCGGCGACGTTTTCGTGCAGCTCGACAAGGGGGATGGGGTTACGCGAGCGTTTCACCCACGCGTCTTCGAGCAGCACGGCGCCGCGCAAACTGCGCGTAGCGAATTCAAGCAATCCCTCAGACGGGCCAGGAATCAAGATAACTTCGTGTGCTTGCGCGTCGACCGGGCCGGATCCGTCGTTGATGATGATGCCGCCGTCGTCGTCGAGGGCCCACCATTCGAGGGGGATACGCGCGGCGGTGAGAATGGCGCCGTCTTCGGCGTTGTCTTCGCGCTCGACGCCCCACAGCGACCAGCCGGCGAAGATCAAGTCGTCGACCGTCCAGAGCATCCGATGCCAGGGCGAGAGCACGCCGTCGGTGCGTTGCAGCCACGACGGTTGTTCGGCGAGCACGGCGGCGGCGTCGAGGGCCACGAGCGGGAGCGGCGCAATCTGCCCCGCGATAACGGCGCGGCCTTTCACGACGGCGGGAAGCGTCATCGCTTCGGCGCGAGTAAAGAATTGGCTTTCAGTTCCGAGGATGTCCGACCAGACGAGCTTTGTTGGGCCGGCGGTTTGAAATGGCGACACGACGCCGGTTCCGGTCGACTGTTGACGGGCCAGTGCTTCGCCGCTTTCAACTAGCTTGAGTGCTGTTCGTATTCCCACAGGCGAAAATATACACACATAAGACCAGTTTTTAGCAATCTGTCAACTCGTTAGCTATCTTTTCTTGATCGAGGCACTCGACACGATGCGCGTTTTGCCCGATTTGATAGACATATCGAACGTTCTTAGGGCGATATTCGCGGCGATCAGAGGGCAAATATCAACGGCTGCCGACTGCCGGCGCCCCCACGCCCACGCATTGTCGCCGAGGTCACGCTTGATGACGCCGGCCACGGCGGCGTTGAGGCTTGTTTGCTTGAAATGACGAAGCCGGCCCGACATTATTTCCTTCATAAACGATGCACACATAGCGCCGATGTCCTTATAGCCGATGGGGAAGCGGCGCGGCGAGGGGCGCCGGCGGGCGAGGGCTTCGACTTCGACCAGCGAAGCGCCGATGGTGTCGTGCCCGATTTGCACGCGGTACTTTGCCGAGAGGCGGGCAAGCTCGGGCACGAGCCATTCGGTACCCGGATCATGCGCGAGGATTTCCACATAGGTGCATCCGTCGTCGCCGCGCCATGCTGCCGCGATAGCTGCCGAGGATCCATTGGGGTTGACGTCGAAGCCGAGGGCGAAGTGTGCCGGCTTGCGCACGAATTCGTCGAGCCCTTCGTCGCGCCATTTGGCGGCGTCGATAGCTGATTTCGAAAAGTCTTCGGGCCAGACGCCGAGATATTCGCGCATGAATTGGGGAAGCGGCAACTTGAGAAAACGTTGCTTCATTTTGGGCAACGTCGTGAGGGTGCCGAGGCCAGGGTGCGCGGCTTCGATGATGGGCCGGCATGCGTCCCAGTCCTTTTCGCCGTTTTCTGTTTTGAGCTTGTCGGGCGTGAGGTCGGCGGGCGCGGCAAACTCGATGATGCCGGTACCCTCGACGCCGTTTCGGCCTTCTTCGAGGGTGTCCCAGAATAGGCCGGAACGATGCTCGCCGGCGGTACCGGCCACGACGAATTGGGCGCCGGGCCGGGTGTCCATCGTCGGCAGGATGCCGGCGAGCAGGTCGGCGGATACGTCGGCGCCGTGCTCTTGCGCTTCGTCGATGATGAGCAAGTCGCCGTCGTCGCCACGGAACGATTCACCCTTGGGCGGCACGACTTGAAACATGCTGCCATTGGTGAACGTCACGACTTGATGCCCGGCGCCCTTGAGTACCCGGAAGCCACGTTCGTACTCGTTAGGCCATAGGCGTTCGAGAATCCCGGCCATGTTCAGGAAGCGGTCACGCGCCTTCGTGCCCGACTGCGCGGTGAATAGCACGATGTACCCGGCGCGCATTTTGCAGCGTCCCAGGGCGAGCGCGAGTAGCGTTGTTGTCTTGCCGGCGCGGCGGGGAACACATACACCCACGATGGGCGCGACGGGCTCGCCGTCGTCGTCGTGCGCGTTGAGGGCGTCGGCAATTTTCCATTGTTGCGGCGTCGGTTCAAAACCCATGAGTTCGGCGCCGGCCAGGAATTCGACTTCCCACAATTCGGCGCGGTCGAACGTGCCGATGTGCAACGCCGGCACGCCTTCGTCGCGGCGGGTTCTAAACGTGCCGTCGGCATCCGTCGCGGCGCGCATAACTTCGGGCGACGTCGGCGCCGTCGACGTCGTCGATGCCCCCCCCTGAGAAAAACGGGGGCTCGACGTTTGGGCCGGCGCCCCCTTCGTCTGCCCCGCCCCAGTGTGAGAGAAATGTTTGC